TGTCATCATGACGTATTCATTGATATTAGCTGAAAGTGAAAGGGAATCAAGAACCATTCCACAGTAAGTATGCTCTGCATCTTCACGACCAACACGAATACAAAACGAAGGGAATAGTGTATCATCGGTTGTTTCAGTCAAAGTGTGGGTCTTTGGGGTTGCGCTATTGTCGAAGGTATCAACACCAAAAGCTGCGAATAAGCAAAAGGAATTGAAGTCGTCAAGTTGGAGAGGGAGGTTCACATCACCCTCGGAGTAAGTCAAGCCTTGAATGGACTTGGATGCACCATAACGTGAAATGTCTTGGCGAGTTAATAGATCGAAGTTTTGGGAGAAGGACTCATCATCCACTTCACCCAAAAATTGACCTGCGGTGCTTGCTACGGGTTCTGCCCCGTATTGGGATTCGAGTTGTAGTGTGACATAACGATTGGTTAGTGCGGTCATAAGGAATACCCTCGGTAATAAAACCATGAACCCTGCGATATATGAATCAAGTGGTTGAGGCTCTGCGTGATAGATCGACCCGCCTCATGTATCGTAGGTTGAGAACATGAACACATATTTGATCGTCGGGGTCAAGTCGGGAGTCTAAACGAGCATCATGACCTATGAGAGAATCGGTGCTGCCCTTGAGTCCTGTCTTGGAGTATAGCTCATCTAAACATTCACCGATGATGTGCATTCCCTGGCGATACGCATTCTTGTAGTCTGTTCCTTTGGTGACGATGTAGGCTTCGACTTGGAAGAAGTATTCTGCTGATGATCCAGCCAATGAATACATATCGGGACTGTCAATTCGACGGATAAGAACGTGAACTGCTGGCGTTTGACTAACCGCCATGTTTGATGAAATGTCGTAGCCGTAGCGAATCCCACTTGCTTGCACCACATTCTTGAGGTTGTAGCTGCGAGCAGTTCTAAGAACATCAATGATACCGAATGCGGTTTGGATCAGAGTCACGTTCGAGTAATTGCTTGTCACCATCTCGTCTGGACTAAAAGCACCCATCGTTGTCAAATAGACTGCATACCAGGTCACTTCACCATCGGAGTTGCCCCATTGAGCAGTCTTTGATGCGCCCGTAGCTCCTGTCAAAGACTTGTTGAGAATTGCCCCGTTATCATCTTCTCCTATGTCAAAGAGATATGCTTTGACTTGACCCGTTGATGATAGGGTCAAACGCATAACTGTGGGTATTGCATCAATGTCAGCCATGATTAAATCAAGACCTGCGAAGGTTTCAGTTGTAGCACCGACTATTTTCAATCCACCTGCCGTACCGTCAGCCTGGAGTTGGACTTGATGTGTGCCGTTGTCAAGCTCTGCAAGGACTGTACCATCGGCAGGGAGATCGGTGCTATCGGTGTACGAGAATGAAACCCAGAGGGTGTATTCGTTTGTTGTCGGTGTGATAGCGTAGTTGCCGTAGCCATTGTCCGAATTGATAGTCCAATTCAAACCGTTAGCCGCACCTGCTGATCCAGCAAAGGTTTCATTTTGCATACCAACAGGCGAAGCAGGGTCATTCCCGTCCAACCTTGAAGTCCAATAGTCTGTTGTCTTTGATACCGTCATGATCTTTCAAATCCTTTTCTTAGTAAGTATTCTTCAACAAACCTTGAAGCTTCGCTCTCAAAGTTCTCTTCCATGTAGTCTTGCCCTGCTTGAATAAAGTCCACTTGCTCGAAACCAGGGTGCGTACTATCTCGCCAATCAGTCTTAGGAGGAAATGAATACTTTCCTTTCTTAGACCACTTGTTGCCTTTTGGCTTTCTTGTGTAGCCTTTTGCTTTACCTGTTTTCATAAACCAAGCAACGGATGAATTGACGATCAATGGGGTGTTAGCAGAATAGTTGAATGCTCCCACACCTTTTGAATGAGCCATAGCAAGTTTGAATCCACCACGACTGCCTCCACTTTTTGTCAAATAACCAGACGGATAAGGTGCGGAGAATAAACGGACAAACAGTGCGTCGTCGCTAACCTTTAGACTGTTAGCGATTTGAACATATACGTTCTTATCTCCGTTAGGGGTTTCGCCTTGAGCAGAACCAGCTTTCATACCGTTGCTTAATCTCTGATCCAACAAGAACTTAACAGATTCTTTCTTTGCTTTTTGCATCATCTCGTTGAGTAGCATACGCAGCTCGTCTTGACCTTCGCTTTGAATGTCTTTGAGAGCAGCCATGAGTTCGCTATCGTCATAATGAATACGAAAATTGACGCTATCTCTGCGCTCTCCACGTGAACCGTAGGACTTGGATGCTTTGTACGCCATTAGTCCACGCTCCCCAATTTAGCATAACGGAACAGGAGTTCATTTGCCCTATCCATTAGCATTGGGGAACGAAGCGGGTCTTGACTCGCTAAAGCTGCGTCGTCTTGCAGGTAAATACCTGCTGCATAATCAGCACATATTTGACGTAGTGCTTCGGCCATCTCACCTTCTTCGACAGTTGCCCCCGTAGCATGGTCGGCTGAAATACCCAAAACACCTGTGAGATCGTTGGATGATTTACCCGTCCAAGAGAAGGTATCACCGTCAATGTTGCCGTTGCCTGTCGCTGAAAAGCTGGATGATGAAGTAAGCGTGATGCTTGTTGCACCTGCCGCTACTGATCCGTTGAGAGTAGTAGTAGCAATCTCACGGCTTGGGGTGTCCCTGCCGTAGTCACGATAGATTGAATCAATATAGACAGTAGCTCTGCGTATCGCTGATGTGAGCCTGGTCTGCGCTCGAAGCCTTTGAGCAGAGTCAAGGCCGAGTCGCAAGGACACTTCATCAGTCGTGCAGTAGTAAGTCATGTGGATCACTCTTTGGTTTCTTCAATGGCTTCTTCGACTTGCTCTTTCACTTCTTCTGCTTTGTCTGCTGCCTCTTCGACTGCATCCAAAACTTCTCCAAGTGTGATACCGCCTTCTTTGATGGATAGCCACTTCTTGTAGCCCCACACACCAAGACCTGCGATAGCTGCAAGAGCAGCGAGCCAAAGCTCCACGTTTTCGATAGTTAGGTTCATTATTTATTTCCCCCTGTAAAGGACACTTCCCTCACGACACTAAAAGGTATCACCTTAAAACACCGTTCTTCGCCCTTTTGGTACAATTTGTAGCCATGCGGGGTTTCTTCAATTTCAATATGGTTCAAGCAACGCTCTGGGGGCGCGTACACGATCTTTCCGACTTTACGACTCATTCTTCTCACCTGTGATTAAATCCTTCTTCTGCTCCTTCTCGGCTTGATCCAGCACTTTCGATTGCTCGTCAAACCATTTATCTAAATATATACATCTCGTCATTTTATTCACCTTATACTTCAAACCCTGGCTGGTCGAAAGCTCTATAATTTTGAGTTGAGGCTAAGTGCCACCCAGAGATAAGAGGTGCGTTTGGATCACCGTCGGGAGCATTCATGCTATTTACTTTCCATATCAATTCGACATTTGAAAAAGTATGCAATAATCCTTGTCCCTGCAAACCACTTACTAACGAAAGTATCGGAGAAAGAGTAGCAATTAGCGTACTTTGACCTGTTCCAAACGCTGCTATTGAAATGATAGTTAAACGAACACCGTCAGCAGTAGGATTCGTGACTGTTATTGGTGCATTCGTATCGCCATTGACATAAGCAATTTGTCTTGCGTCACCTGTTGTAGTGATTGTTCCACCAGAGCCAGGGCAGGTTGCTATGTTAGTTGAAGTAAGCATAGCTGCCGTCACACCTCCACCACCACCACCAGACGCAGCAAGAGAGTTCCCTGTGAGCGTGAGATTAGCACCAATCGTCAATGGCGCAAGGTCGCCATTCGCATCAGCATACACGATTGCACTTGTAGTTGCAGATTGGCGGATTGTTCCCCCTACGTCAAGTTCAGTCTGGGGTGTTCCCATACCGATGCCGATTCTTGTTGCGTCTATGCCTCCTTCAATGTGGATTCGAGTTGGTTGTCCCGAACCCGAATCATCGGTCTTTAGCATGAGATCATCATTGTAGGAATAGAAAGCACCGCCTCCATCCATTTGTATTGCTTTGTTGAAATAGAAGTAATCACGGTCAGTATAGAAGTGACAAAACGAACCGTTCTGTGGTCCGAGTCGGAGATACCCAGAAGCCGTTCTAATGGTAAGCATATCGCTATTTGACCCAGAATGTTCAGCAAACAGTTTCAGTTGCCCTGCGCTTGTTGAACTTGAGCCGAATGCCCGACCAACAAAAGTCAAACGAGAACCTGGTCCTGTCCCATCATCCGAGCCATCCGATAGGAAAAGGTCGTTGGGTTCGAGAACCTTAAGACTCAAAGCCGCAGCCCCTTGAGCGAGATTGATAGTAGGAGGATCAGTCGTACCTGTGCTTATTGTGAGGCTTCCTGGCGAAGTAAAGGTAAATGTTGTTGAACCTTGAATGTCATTAGCGGTTGCATCTCCGAATGCGATTTGGTGTTGGGCGATTGATCCACCGATAGAACCACCACCACCACCACCCGATGCAGCCCAAGCTGGTGCGCCTCCCGTCATGGTTAGGACATAGCCGTTAGTGCCTGGTGCTATTTCAGCCAAGTTCTGCATAGCTCCAGCAGCATTCCCTATCAACAAAGCGTTAGGTTGAACCCTGTCAAGACCCGTTCCTCCGCTTGCTACATTGGCTACGAAGCTCATTTTAGGTGAAAGGTATGAATGTCCGTCATTGGCGTGAAAAGCCCAGACACCTTTTATGATAGGTTGCGTCTGCACGTTCACCTTAGCAGGTTTTCCTGTTCCTTGATTTTGCGCCCTAAACACCGCACCTGCTTTGACT